ATAGATGGATTGATGACGACGGATTTCTCCACCCATTGAACAGTTTTTCTCCATTTCACTTAGATAGAACTCCAATTGAAGAAGTTCCATGTCATCAAAAGTCAATCTTTCATCGTGAATGTTCTTCATTTTCCTACTCCATAATCTGGTGCTTGAGACTCAAGTTCTCGGATAGTTTGATGCAGTTTTTCTACTGCTTTACGGACCTCTTCAGTTTCTTCCCATTCAAAAGTATCACCTTTTGAGTTCTTTTTTGATTTTTTAGTCATTTTGCAATGCCTCTACTGTGTACTGATACCCTTTGGAAATTACTTTGTCATGAAGGTCGGCAACATCCTGTAAACCTTCCACACTATACCATGGTGCTGTCTCCCAGTCAAATCCTTCTCCAAAAGTATTGTCGGCATTGACAATATACCAATGACAGGAAGAATCAGGAACATCTACAGCACAATTATTCCAATTATCTGACCATTGTGGAACTTGAATCCATAATGTTGCAGCAAAGAAAAAATTAAGGATTGATAGCATTTTTTAATGTGGTGAGAAGATGCATGTTACCATGTATGTATCCTGCATAGATTATACCAAAGACTGATAAGAAAAGCAAGACCAAACTCAGAACATTAGGTAAGGGTGTCGGTAAAGTATGATCCTTTACGGAGATTGTATCGTTTGATATGTTTGTCTCTGTGCTCTTCGCACTCAAAGTGGCAGATTCTGTTGTCTGTTCCATCTTTATATTCTAAACGATAAGGGAATGATGAAAATGGATGAAGTTCTTCAGGTGGTAGAATCTTCCTCTTGGTCGTATTCTTTGCCTTCGCTTTGCGAGTTGTAGTAGTCTTCTTCTTTGCGGGCATTTGTTTTAATCAATTTTTCATACTGTTGTGCTCCTAGGTTATCCAAGAAGTCATTAACCATTTGCAAATCCTCCGGTTTCCTTTCTATCTAGTACCTCAATATGTGACAGGATTGGACCACTATTCCACCATAGTTCTTGTGCTTCCTGCCACGAATCTAGTATAACAGTTTTACCCTGTTTGCCTACAACCTTGTACTGATGTCTATCATAAGATTCACTAGAAGTCTCTGTAAAATAGAGAGGATCATCACGTTCAATAGTTTTCATTTTAGGTGTTTCTGAGCATGTTTGTGGTTGTTTCTTGATGCTTCAAGTAGAGTTTGATGAATGCACGGCACATAACTTTGAGAGTATCCATATCATCACAGTTTTCTATTTCCCGTGATAACTTTTCATACTCAAACATCTTTGCGGTGCTTTCTAACTGTATGTCGGATGGATCCATGCCTCTAATGTATTTGGAATAATTATTTAACTCAGTTGCAACTGTCTCAAAACAGACTGAGTTGTACCATCCTATCCTACCATAAAGTTTGACCTTTGTATGTTGTCGGTGAACATCTACTTTCTCAATCATATATTTTTCACCAATAAACAATAGATTTCTAGGGTCATCATTGTTTCCCCATAATATCTGTTCCTTGGTGCATCCGATGTATTTTACGGTGTCATTCTTTTTCACTCATTACTCCTCCACTCTTTTCTCATCATTTTATATATCGGGTCGTAGGCGACTTCATCTCTGACTCTCTTAAAAACATTCGCCGATAAAGCTTTCTCACTCGTCTTCCAATCTGGTTCTTGGGGATATACTTTCCCACTAGAATCGTATTTTTTCCCACTACTGTGGTTTGCATACCTGCGGGCACGCGTAAATCCCATCTCAAGGAACTTCCGTGCCATATCCATTCCAATGAAATCCTTCTTCCTTCGATATTCACAATACATTTTGTATATTGTGCTAGAACTTGTGCGAGCAGTATCTTCATCTACAAATCTCCAATGAGCGCAAATATCGTTAGTGTAAGGGCGTACCAATAGCACTCCTTGTTCTCCCCTTCCAATACGATAAAGTTTGCGAGTCTCTGCATCTGTGAAGTCAAGTGACTTGTAATCAAGTTCATAATCAAACTCTTTCATCAGAGATTTTTCTGTAACGTACCTATGATAGCACTAGGGGTTTCGGGGGTCAAGTCCCAAACTATTAAGATATTCTATCCACCAATCAGAATCTTTTATGTATCTCCAATTAGGAACTTTTTCACCACGTTCTACCACATAATACTGATAGAGTGCATCATCGATAATCTGTGCGACTTGTAAATTCTTCTTCCTCCTCGTCAACGTCTGCATATGGGTTGTCCACATATGGTCCGTGTGGTTTTTTGGATTCTGCTCTGACATAGTTCTTTTCGTCGTTGACAGCCGCAATCCATAATGAAAGTTTCATTATTATCCAAATCACTGCAAGTGGTGCAAGACATGCAATAAGGATTAGAGATTTCATTAAAACTCTTTCGATACAAAATTATCTATATCAGTATTATCCCAAATAAGTTGAGTTACCATCTTATCTCTCAATTCATTGATACGTGTAGGAGTATATTTCTTAAAATTTCCCCTCTTCTCTACTTTTTTATAATAATGAAGTGCATTAATAATAATGGTATGGTCTTCCATCGTCAAATCAAAGTTCATTTGATTAGTCCTCTATCCTTAAAGAAGTGTAGGGTATCTTTTAATCCACCAATGTGCTTATAACCAATAGCAACCTGTGGATATTCTGCTTCTTTACCAAACTCAGAGACAAATGATCTCTCTGTAAAATGGTTACCAAGTCTGTATTCTTGTATCTGAATGTTTAGAGTTTCCAGAAGTGTTCTGGCACGTTCACACTCTTGATTACCGTTGCTGTATAGAACTATTGGACCCATTTGTTTTCTCCTTAATCTCTTTGACGCCAATCATCAGGTTTATCACGAATAAACCAATCATTTATATCTTCTGCACCATCAAATCCCGTTTTATAATTGGATGGGTCGGGATCTCCTAAACCCATCCTATTCATAAAATCATCCATACTACCTTCTTGAATATCTTGTGAAGATTGCCTTCTTGCTTTCTTCAACATTTCATTTGCTGTAGTATTTGCTTTGGCAAGTTTCTGTGCCCATATCATATCATCTAATTTTACATCTTCACCATTAGCAATGCATTTACAAATAAACTCAAGTCTTAATCGATATTGTGTTGATAACATAAAGTTATGCTTTGTTATCATTATTTATTTTTGAAATATTATTTACAAAATTCTTTTACTCTGCATTCATCCAAGTATTTTACAATCTCCTTTCTCCATTCCATCAATTCATGATAACATTCCTGATTATGAGCACACTGACGCAGTTCGTGGTCAGGTTTCAGGACACTTTCATAAAATAAACCGAATGCATCACGACGTTTTTGTTGCTTGTCGCTCATAGGAATTGCTCCAGGGTTGAAGTGGTTTTCTTTTTAATCTTGGATTGTGTTTTGATGTAAGCAAGTGCCTGTTTATATGTACTTACAGAGTGCACTTGATTACCATTATATATGATACAGAATCCTTTCTTCTTCCCTGCCCATGGGATAGCAGCCCACATACCATCTTTAGATACAAAACCATCAGGATCTCCTCCTTTAGGAAAGAGAAGACCCTGATTATAGGTGTGAGGTTTGAGAAACTTAGTCATCAAAGGATGCGTTCACACTAACAACAGTTGCATTAGGATTACGTGCCAGTGCTACTTCTTTTGCTTCCTGATAGTCACGAGCATAGACAGTCTCATAGAAGACTGTACCAGCAACATAGAGTTCAACTTTGCACTTCATGGGTTTTTCCCTTGATTACCTTTGTATTATAGCAGAGTGGAGCAGGGTTTCTGCTCCTGGTGGACAGTTCTATCTCCGGACCACTGAGATAGCAGGTTCACCCTGCTCAAATACAGTGTCTACCACCGCCTGAACACTCTTAGCAGTGCTGATACCCACTTTATCAAAGACTGGCACACAAACCAATCCAAAGGTCTTCTGAGTGCCTCCTAGGCGGATCACCCTGCCGATTGACTGACTGATTCCGATGTAGTCCATGTTTCTCATGAATAGCACTGCCTCAAGTCCACTGACGTTGATACCCTCAGACAGAATAGAGTGGTGAAGAACAACAAACTTTTTGTTAGGATCTCTGCCCCAAGTATTAAGGGTGTCAAAGAATACTTCACGGTTTACTTTCTGTCCATCGATGATAGCACCAGTCTTGCTAGTGATATACATGCAGGAGTATCCACGTTCCAGCAGTTCATTGCGGAAGTCAGATTCAGCAAGCAACTTAACAATCTGCTTGGTAGAACGAGCACAAATGAGAATCTTATCAAGTGAATTCTCATCAATAGTATCAATCAGATTCTGACAATCACGGTCAGCAATCAACTGTCTATCCTGTACCATGTCCAGTTGCTTTACAACAACCTTAGGTGGCAGGATATAACCCTCTTCTACAAGTTTGGGAGCAGGAACATTACAAATAACATTACCATAAACCTCGGCATCATTCATGCCAGGTTTGAAAACAGTAACAGAATGCTTAGGAGTAGCAGTAAAGAAATAGCACCTGTCAGCATCAGCAGCAAAATGCTCTGTGGGAGGGAAGAAATTGCGTTGGACAGAGTTATGCGCTTCATCGAAATAAATCGTGTTGACTTCGACATCCGCTTCTAAAATACGGTGTAAGGAATGATATGTGGTGAAGATGATAACATTCTCACCAGCAGTCCTAGCAGTATTTACAAACAAACTGATTTTTTCTGCCTTTGTTGTGGAGAAGTGTGAAGTCTCACCACTGTGAACATGAATAATATGAGTATGAGTTGTATCAATCAACTCAAGAAACTCACTGCAAAGTTGTTCGGCAAGAAGAATACGTGGTGCTACAACAACAAATGTCTGACCGTTGTTGATAAGTTCCATGTTAGTCATGGCATCTTCGATCATACAAATGGTCTTGCCACCACCAGTAGGGATGATGACCTGACCTTTGTTGTTGTCCCACATCGCATTGACTGCTTCCTTTTGATGGG